ATGCAAATCACCATCAAGCATCACATCGACAATGTGCGAAACATTGCCGAGACCCAGGCGGCGATCGCCGCGCGGAAGACCCGGCCGAAACCTTTCAGCGTGCCGGGCTATCACGCGCCGGCGTCGTTCCGCAGCATGTCGGACTGGGAGCACCACATCAGGAAGATCCTTGCGATCGCCCGCGAGGAAGCGCGGAAAACGAAACTGATCCAGTGGGTCTGCTACGAATATGCATCGATCCATGTGCGCCATCCGAACTGTCTCTGGCCTTCCATCCGGAACGAGGAAAAGAGCCGGAAGGCTGTCGTCCTCGGCATCGATGACCAGGGGCGCATCTACTACGAGGTGCCGAAGGCGACCGAGCCTGCCGCCTGATGTTTCCACCGATCACAATCGTCGAGACAGCACAGCTGTTCCGGCAGCACAGAAGGACACGACCAATGGACGACAACCAATACGCCCCGAAATTCCCGCAGCAGGCGCTGGCGCATCTCAGCGAAGAACTGGGGGAGGCCACCGCCGCCCTCGGAAAGACCATCCGGTTCGGGTGCAACAGCTTCAACCCGACGGTCCCGCCAATGGATCGGGAACTGAACATCGACTGGCTCCGACGGCAGATCCGCAACGTCCGCGACGCATATCGCGCCCTGGCCGCCTTCGACGACATTCCGCTTTCGGCCGCGCAGGTCGACCAGGATCTGTCACCCCCGGACATGAGCGACACGGCCATCGAGTCCCGCACACCGCGCGACGCTGTGTTCATGCACGCGGCGGTGCGGGAGGTGCAGCGCGCACGGCAGAAGTTCCCGATGCCGAACACGACCCTCGCCGCGCTGACCGAGGAAGTCGGCGAGCTGGCCAAGGCGTTGATGGATTCCGGTGAGGGCGACCCGAAGCAGCGCCGCGATGATATCTGGAACGAAGCGGTCCAGGTCGCCGCGATGGCCATGCGTGTCGCCATCGAGGGCGACCCGGCGTTCCCCAATTCCGGGCCCGGCGACAATGGCAGCTGAGTACGCCAAGGGAACGGAGGTCTCCGCCAGCCAGACGCTGGCGGAGATCCAGACGCTGTTGCGCCGCTACGGCGCGATCGACTTCATTCAGGGCGAGCGGCAGGGCTACGCGCTGCTGTCGTTCGAAATGCGCAAGCGCATCGTGCATTTCGCCGTCAAGCTGCCGGACGTGACCGAGGAGCGGTTCAAGTGGACCAATCACAATCCGCCCCGAAAGCGGACCCTCTCAGCCACCCGGGAGGCCGCCGAGGCGGAGCGCCGCCGACTGTGGCGGGCGTTGCTTCTGACCATCAAGGCAAAGCTTGAATCCGTCGCCTCCGGCATCGAGCAGTTCGAGGCGGCGTTCATGGCGCAGCTGGTCATGCCGGACGGTCAGACTGTCGAACGGCACCTGCTGCCGAAGATCCTCGAAGCCTATGACGAGAACGGGACGCCGCCGCTGCAGCTGCCGGCACCGCCAGAGAAGGGAAACCCGAATGCTTGAAATGAATTGGTCCACGAAATGCGCGCGCTGCGACGGGTGCGGGCAGGTCGCCGATACCGAAAGCGCCGAACCATGGTCGAGCTGGCTCGCCTTGCCGGTTGGTTCAGCGTTCGCCGTCGTCGCGGGCATCGTGAAACCCCGACCGTGTGACGGCTGCGACGGCAGCGGGAAAGTTCCTATGCCCCCGGTCGAGACATTCCCCCGCATCCAGATCGGGCTGTACGAAGATGATGACGGCACGCAGATCGGGATTTCAATGCAGGACCTGCGTCAGGCCGTGACCGTCTGGTCATTGTTTCAGCAACGGACAGACCAGGTCACTGTCGGCGATGCCGCCATCGCCTTTAACGTCCTGCCCAATGTCATCGTCGAAGCTGTCGGCGATCAGAACCCCTTCTTTTCCGTACAGGCCACAGCCGCACCCGTGAACGAATGGTTGCTGATTCACGATGGCTACTAGCGCACGCCGGCATGACTGACGACGATCTGAGGGCAGCGCATGCCGCTCACACTAAGGGGCAGTCAATGTTCACACGGCGCATGGCAATCCACATCGCCTTGATGGCTGACGTTACACCGATGCAGGTTGTCGATCGGATGGAAAGGATCGGCATTCTCAAGTCCGGATCTGGCGCCTGGTTCCGCCGGAATGGCGGGATAACGAAAGCCCATGTCCGAGAGGTGCTGGGTGACAACCCTAGTCACCGATAACCAGCGCCTCGAGCGGCAGCACCTGACAGCGCCATTGATCTGAACGGTCCAGCACCCGGCGTCGTGTGCTGGACCGCAGATCTGCATCAGCCGCCAGCGGCTCCGGATAGAGCTGAAGCAGCGGAGGCGGCACAAGCGCCACCGCAAACTGTCCACACCCGAGATTGACCGCCGCCGCTTCGGCCTGATCATACTCCCGCAACAGGAATGGATTCTCGGCGGCGTAGAGGCGGTGCACGGTCGCCCAGCCTGATTGCAGCATGCCAATGGCCAGATCGCCACTGACGGTGCCTCCAGGCCCCGGCAGGCCGCAAACGCCGACAGTGCGACCGTAGCGATCCTTGCCCGTGCCGATGCAGCGCAGTTCCCGGCCGCCTGCCAGATGGTCCATGGCGCGCCTGGCGAAGACGCCGCGCGGCGCATCCTTCATTTCAGGGGCATCGATGCCGAAGATCCGAACGCGGATCTTCGCGCCGTCCGGATCGAAAAGCAGGGTGTCGCCATCCAGGATGATCGGGCGACCTTCTATCACCTCCGCCACGGCGGGCAGGGCGACCAGCTGCAGCAGCAGCAATGCTTTGATGATCGTGCGCATGCCGCCCACGATTGCGCACCCGGCCGGGTGCGTCAATCGCGTGGCCTGGTCAGCGGCCGACGATGGACTTTACGCCGCCCACCAGTTTCGAGATCGCACCGCCGACGCTGGGAGCGTTGCCACCCTCCCGCGCCTTGCCGATCTCGCGCAGCAGCATGTAGCCGCTCACGAACGCCGTGCAGGACACGGCGGCGGTGGTGTATGCCTCCAGCATCGCCCCCTCGAATACAGCCGGGCCAATTCTCGGCAACACCGGCAACGCGAAACCCAGCGCCTGACCCGTGGCCTCGATCAGCCCCATCACGGTATCGGCAAGCGCGACATAGAAGGGCAGGGCGATCACATGGAATGAACGCCGCACGATCAATGGCCGCGTTGTCATCCGCAGATCCGCAACCCGTGCGCGGGTCGCCTCATCAAGCGTGGCCAGAACCCCGGCTTCCAGCGTGCCCTGCTCGGCTTTTAGGCGCTCGGTCTCCGCACGATAGCGGTCAATCGAGATCTGCATGGCATCGGCCCAGGCTTGCTGCTGCTCTGGCGTCATGGCCTCGACCTTCTGTCTCAGGTCGGCACCACTGGTCGCACCGGACTTCTGGCCGGTGACGGTCTCGTAAACCTCGTTGCCGGCATCCAGCAGCTCGGAGACGCCCGAGATCGCGGCGAGGACGCCACCAATGATCGAGAAAACCATCAGATCGACCTCACTTTTGAATAGGGCGCGGTCGTGGAGAAGCAGACACGCACCGCCTCCGCGACATGCGCGCGTGTCGCCGCACCGCGCCAGGTATTCCAGACACGCTTGTATGTCCGCCAGAGACCGTCGAGATCATCCGGCTCCGGCAGCGGCTCCGGATCCATCCAGTACCTGATGCGCGCCATGGCCGTGGCCAGGGCATCATCGAAGCAGAGCCAGTCCGCCGTCACGGTTTCAGGCTCTGGCATGAAGATCTGCACCGCGCGCCACTGGTCACTGCCGTGGCGCTCGCGCAGATACCGCCGCACGTCATCGAAGGTCGGTGGCTCCATCTGGTAGATCCCGCGCGCCGGCCCGTAGATCCACTCACCATCCCGATAGTCCGCGCGCTGGCGGCGGAACTCGAACCCGGATTCCGCCGCCGCTGTCAGCGCCAGGAGCTGCACGGCAGCTTCGGAATTGAAGGCACCACCCATGATCTCCAGCACCGGACGGATGACAAAATCCCGGTACTCCGTTGCGACTGTCTTCATGGTGTTTCTCCCTGTTTCATCTGGCTAGTCGAAGAACTGCCAGTCCTCGGCCAGCATGTCGGTCTGAGACGCCAGCCACGGCACGAAACAATCGTCCGCGGTTTTCAGCCCGATCCACGGCAGGGACTTGTATTCCTGCTCAGGGAACCAGGTCAGTCGATAGCAAGGCTGCCTTGTCCCGCCCTCCTGAATGTCGTGAATGTCGTTGACGAACGACAGGAACATTCCCTTGCCGTTCCAACCTGCCCGCGCCACCCGGTATCCTGACTTCACCGCGGCCAGCGCCGCGGAGTACGACATGACATCGCTGCCGAACGTTCCGGGCTTGGGAAAGATCGCATCCCGCGTGACAACCGCATCGACCGACTGGCAGTCGACGCCGTCAACATGCAGATATGCCGTGCCCGGCTCGACGCCCGGTTTCATGTTGATCCGCGTGCCGCCGCCGCGGCTCACTTCAAGCAGATGATCGAGGTTCATGGGTGGCTCCTATCCTACCTTGCGAGGGCCGGGCTGGCCGTCGCTGCTCTTTATCGGTATCCAGGCCACCGGCGGTTCGGTCACGAAGCCCGGCTCGCAGCCCGGTCCCTCATGAATGACCATGGCGCGATAGCCGATGCGGCGATGGCCGGCAGCTTCCGGCGGAATCCGTAGCGAGATTTCCAGAACGCGATGTCCGATGGCGCTGTAGCCCCCGGTTCTCATCGGCAGATCCACCAGGCGATTGCCCGCCTCATCCAGCCACCAGCGGACTATCCGCGCGGGACAGGCGTAGCGGCGCGTCTGATCAAACCGCACCCGCACGACCTCGCCCGGCGCGGCGGGTTCAGGCTGAACAACCGCGACCGCGTGGTGACGGATCGGCGGCCCCTTGATCGCACGGATCACGTCATCACCAACGACCGGCCAGACAGCCAGATAGAGCAGCACCGAACCGATCAGCACGGCAGTCCAGCGCATCCACGGACGGCAGGTAATGCTTTCCTCCAGGTCGGTCAGGCTCATATCAAACCACTCCCTTTCAGCATGGCGGTAAGCAGGATCAGCACCGCGCCTCCGCCGACGGACCCGCAGGCGATCACCAGCCGTGTCACCCACCGCTCCAGCCGGTCCAGGTCACGGCGCAGCGCCTCGATGTTGCTGGCATTGACCGCCGGCGTCGTTTCGGCCATCCGGTCACGCCTCCACCGGCCAGTATTTCGTCACGTCCGTCATGTCGGCCCAGCTCACGACCGGATAGGGAACGTCGGAGATCCTCTCCAGCGATCCCCAATCTTTATCCATCGGACTGCAGAACCGCCGCCAGTAGCGGCCATCCCAGAAATAGGCGTCCACGTGGTCCGGATCGGGCGGCGGCGGCAGCGCATCGGCCTTGTAGAGCCGGATCGACCGGGCCACGTCCTCAATGGATTCGACCCCCGCATGATGACCGTCCGCCAGCCAGAACAGCCGGGACGCCGCCAGCCTCGCGAAGCCCTTGCAGTTGTAGCGGCGGACCTCCCCAGCCTCTCCGCGCGTGAAGGCGGGCCAGCTTTCCCAGCGCGGCTGATCCGGGTCATAGGTCACGTGCCGGAGCAATTCGTCCTGCACCTGATAGGGCAGCGCCAGCGGAATGGCGACGCGCCCGCTCACTGCACCAGCTCCCGAATCCGCGCCGGGCAACCCGGCTCGTCGGGATTGACCAGGCAGTCAAACTCAAGCCCGCGATCAATCACCGGTGTGCCGACCGGATGATGGTCCGGCGCGTTTACGGGACCGCAGGCGGCCAGCAGCGCCGCAACGACCAGGACAGCCAGCCCGCGCATCATGCCACCGCCCTCAGATAGAGCGACCAGGAGGCATAGGTGATCTCTGTCACCAGCTTGGTCGAGTTGTGCGGGATCCGGATACCGTCTTCCTGATGGCCATAGATATTCGTCGCATCATAGCCGACCCAGAACCCCCCCCAGATGCTCGAACTGGAAAGCTTCGTCAGGTTGTCGCGCAGGATGATCGACTGCCCGACCGGATAGCCAAGATCCGTTGTCGTGCATTTCAGCACGGCCAGAGCATCGAACGGCTCGGCCCCGAAGCCATGGGCAGCGCTGTAGGTCTGGTCCCCCGTCGCCAGCGTCGAGGCAACGATAGGTGATGACGTGAAGCGCGCGGGTATCATCGCCGCGATAGCCTGCGCCACCCTGAGCGCGGTCATCCGCTTTGTGTTCTCGCTTCCCGCCTCCGCCTCGCCCTGGCTGGCTATGGCCTGCGCCAGAAATGTGGGCAGATCCGCGTTCGTCGGCAGTTGCCCCGCGCCCGACCCGACCGTCTTCTCCGCCGCATCGCCGATGCCATTGAGCATCGCCCGGCCAGGTGTCGTGAGTGTCATTGTGCAAACCTCCTGTACGGCGCTGCCGGGAACACTTCAAACGCGGTCAGGGACTCCGGCAGCGATCCCGTCAGCAGCCTGACGTTCACGTGATACCCGGCTACCGGAGCCGCCGGCGTCACCACGTTTCCAGCCTCATCAAGCACGTCCTGGGTCCATACAGCCCCTACGTGGTCCAGTGCCCACGATCCATCGGGCTTTCCGTCCATCCCGTCGGCTGACAATGCTGCGGCGGCTGCGGCGGCGTCATCAAACTTCAGAAAGAAATCACCCATTGCTCATGGCCTCCAGAGTTGCATCGGGCAGGGGGCCGAAGATGGCGATCTGCTGAATAGCGCACGGCAGGCCGGATGCACCGGCGATGTTTGCGCCAAGCTGCATCTCATCCGCATCGCCGTAGAGCGTGTGGCTGATATCTGTGACCACTGCCGCTCCATCTACCGCGACGGCCACATCGTCTTCCGCCATCCGCAGCGCAACGACGATCCGGTCGCCCGCAGACAGGCCGGAGGCGGCGGTCAGGTCAAGGCCGCTGGAGGACGTCACGTGCAAGGCTCCGGACTGCATGTCCAGCGCCACTTCCTGTGTGGCCGTTTTCCCGATCGACAGGAATGTGCCGTTGGTATCGTGTATTTCGCCTTCGATCAGAACAGAGAAGCCGTCCGGCCTGAAAGCGGATACGGCAGACAGGTCAACGGTTGCCAGATCGGCGGAGCGCGTCGCGGCGGCACCCGCTGTCTTGACCAGGCTGGTGGGGCGGCTATTCGTACCCGTCACGACTTCGACTTGGGCGCCCCAATAAGACACTTCAGCGTTGGTGTCGCCCGTGTAGCTTGTGGTCGTGTCGTCCTCTCGGACTTCGACGACAAGCCCGCCAGTTCCTCCCGCTGCCTTCACCGGACCCGCCGCCCAGCAGCGATACCAGCCGTTCGCGTATTTCTCGAACCCGACGACAATTCCGGAAGACACGTTGTCCCAGTACGTGCGGATGGTCTCTGCGGTGGGGTCGAAGACAAACCCGAGATGGTCATTGGTATTCGCGGGAGCCTCCGCCGCCAGGGCCTGACCTCCCTTCAGCGCGATATGGCGGACCACAGACCCGGTGCTCTTTACCCAGACCGAGGCTACGACGATCTCTCCACCCGTGAAGGTGTCGGTGACGTTGAGGCTCCCGCCCCATTGATGAGTGCCGGTGTCGGTAGTCTCAGTCAGCCGATCCGCCGTTGTAGTGCCGTCCGGGGCCACAACATCATTCTGCACCCGTGTCAGCCGGAGGAAGGTGTTCACTGCGATGTTGTTGTGAGTCTTGACGCGGTTTGTTCGCTGCGGCTCCACCAGCAATCCGAGCGGTTCCCCGGTTTCAGGATCGTGTGTCAGCCTGAGCGCATCTATGGCCTTGCTCTGGATGCTGCCGTCGATCAGGTTCGTGAAGCCCACCGTTGCCCGCGTCAGGGCGATCTGGCTGACTTCGCCCAGATCGAAGCCGAAGATTGACGGCGGCATGAGTGCGAACCGCTGTCGGAACCCGGCCCGCGCAGCGGCGATGATGGCGTCCGCCACGGCACTGGCCGCGCTCGAAGCGCTGGCCGCTGCCGCCGTTTCGGATGCTGCGGCGTTCGTCTCCGCCGTCTCCGCATTGGTCTCCGCCGTCTCCGCCGCCGTCTGCGCTGTTTCGGCTGCCGTCTGCGCTGTTTCGGCTGCCGTCTGCGCCGTCTCGGCTGCCGCCTGCGCCGTCTCGGCATTGGTCTCCGCCGTCTCCGCATTGGTCTCGGCGGTTGCCGCTGCCGTCGCACTGGCTGCCGCCGCCGTGGCACTTCCCGCCGCTGCCGTCGCGGAGCTGGCCGCGTTGCTCGCCGCCGTGATCGCCGCGCCGATGGTGTTCGACCCGTTCAGGTCATCGGCCACGTCGCTGATGTCGCTGTCATTGGCCGCGACCGTGGACACGTCCGCGCTGATGCCGGCGACCGTGGAGATCGCGGCGGCGATGGCGGCGAGCGCCGACACGTCCGTTGCGTTGACGATGGCCGTTGACGACAGGTCACGGACCTCGATCGCCACACCGTTTGGCGGCGCAGCGGAAAAGGTCAGCGTGGTGCCGGAGACACTGAATGCGTCCGTGTGCTGGAAGATGCCATCCAGGCTGACCAGCAGCGCCTTTTCGTCGACCGGCTCCGCCGGCAGGGTCACGGTCGCGGTCGCGCCGTCACCGGTCGCGGTCGCCATGTTCGGAATGTTCTGCACCAGCGCGGACACGTCCTGCGCCTCGGCAGCCGCTGCCGTGGCACTGGCCGCTGCCGCGACAGCACTGGCCGCCGCCGCCGCCTCGGCTGCCTCCGCGTCATCCACCGCCGTGGCGAGATCCGTCACCGTGCTTGTCAGCGGCCCGGCTTCCGGATCGCCGGAAGCATCGAACGCCAGCAGCCGCGACGCCATGGCGGCCTTTCCGGGCAAGGCACCGGCCGTCTCGCCGGCAGGATGGCGCAGCGCCCGCAGGATCTTGCGGTTCAGTTGCTGCGCGATCATCACGATCTTGTCGAAGTCGGCTTCTGTCACCGATTCAGGGTAGGCGATCGACTCGGCACGGTCGGTTTCCTGAGTGATTGCGACGACACGTTCGACAATCACCGTCCCGGCCGAAAGCGGGAAGCTGATGACCGTGATCACGCCACCGTTCTGCACCCCCGCGCCGGTCAGGCTGTAATGCACACCCTCCGTCAACGTCGAATCTGCGCCGCTTGCGGGGCGCAGTGCAATCTGGATATCGCTGTTGGCCGCGAAATAGCCGGGGTTCATGGCATAGGACGTTTCAGCGCCGGTAAAGTTGAACGTCCATTCGGCTACGTCGGTATCGACGGTCATTTGACTACCTCGCTGAAGTCAGGGCGGCGCGCGCTTGAAAGATGCTGGCCCGGCGGCAACCAGTACCGCTGACCGAGATCCTTTCGGGCGCGTCTCTGGGCCCGCCGGAACCGCTGCGGAGCCTTCGGGTCAATCATCAGTGCGGCCTGGTCGAACACCTCCCGTTCGAGGGCCAGCCGCAGATACCAGAGCGAGGATCCCGGCGTGTACCGGGTGGCCAGCCAGAGTGCGTCGCCCGCGAAGTCGGTTTCCTCGCCCCTGATGCCGCGCTGGATGTTCGCCACCATGAAGTCACGGAACACGTCGTCGGCCAGTCCCGCGGCCGGGCCAGCGATCGTCACTGCGAGGTCGTTGCCGAATCTGGACTGATCGGCGAACGCAAAATCGCCGATGATGCCGAGGCCACCGCCCTGCAGCATTGCCGCCGCCCAGGCCGCGCGGCCCTCCGGCTTCAATGGGTCGGTCGTCACCGGGTCCTTGCCCCGCGAGACCTGTTTGGCCTGGAATGCCATCATCCCGAACAGGGTCATGCCGATGAAAAGGGTTCCGGCATAGCCGACCTTGCCTACCGTGGTTGGCCGCATCGTGGCCCGCATCAGGTGCGTCGTGATCACGGTTGTCGGAAAGCTCTTGTACATCGCCACCAGCCGCGCGCCTTCGCCCTTGGCGGTGCCCGCCTGGGTGCCACGGTGCCAGATCGCCCGCGTCAGCGGATCTGTCGTCACAACGGCGTAGTCCATCTCCTGCAGCACCATGCGGTGCAGCTGCTGTGCAGCGTCCAGCGCCCCACTGGCGTTGACGGCCGCCACATCCATTGGGCGCAGGAACCGCGCCCCGGCCTGCGGTTCGTATAGCTTCGCCTGGCGGATCACGTCCCATTGGTCCGCCCCGATGCCGTAACGCTCGAACGACTGCTGCAGCATGTCCGGCAAATCCTGGAACGCCTGATTGCGGTTCCGCCCGAGCAGCGCCGAGAACTCGACGCCGAAGGCATGTCGGCCGGCCGCCGTCCAGCGCCGCAACAGGCTGGCCCGCAAGGTCACGTCGGCGATCCGGCTCATCGTGTTGCGGTGCAGGATCTCGCCACCGAAGCGCGACGCCGCGCCGGCGATGCGTGCCATGTCGTCGCCCAGCAGGCCGAGCTCCACCGCGTTCAGTTCCGCACCCGGCTCCACCATCTGCCTGATGCTGCGCCCGAGGATCTTCGCGGGCGGGATGCCGTTCATGTAGCCGGTCAGCATGTTGGTCACATTGTCCGACAGCGCCGAAATCATGGCGCTGCCGAGCTGCGATGCCACCAGCCATGACCGGACGTTCTGCGCCGACCGCGCAAGCGAGGGGTTGGCCGGTGACGCGGTGACACCGGACACGTCATCCCAGACGTCGCGCCAGTCGGCAATCGGGCTGAGAAGCTTGTTGCGCCCCCTGGCATTCTTTGCCGCCGCCCGCGCCTCCGGTCCCTTGACCAGATTGCCGTCGGCATCGACGGGCACATCCACACCGGCGCCGCCTGCCGCGTCGTGGCGATCGATCAGATCCGCGACGAACCTTTGTGTTGCGGCCGGGTTCGGCCCGAAGATCTCGAGCCAGGCAACATCATTGGCCAGCCGCTCGATATGATCGGTCATGACCTCGAACACACCGCCGGTACCGAACTGCTGCTGATAGGCCATCCAGTCGTCGGCACGCTTGAAATGCAGCACCCGCTGCTCGCCGCGGCGGTTCGCCATCGCCCGCCCGCGCGCCTGCGCCGATGGCTGCGTCTTCGACAGTCCACCCGTACTGATGCTTTCATAGACTTCGCGCAGCACCAGCTCGAGCCGCGCATCGTCCAGGACGCGCCCTGTGCGCGTGTCCAGCATCCGCGACCGATCGAGCTTCGGCTGAATGAACTCGCGCCATGCCTGGAAACTGACCGACCCGACCTTCAGGGCATCATGGCGTTGCGGCAGGTGAAAGGTATCCAGCTCGCCGATGTTGCCGCCGGCGTTGTTGAATCGCCGACGCAGATGATCCGTCGTCGCCTTCCAGCTGCGCGCGACGTCGCCGGCAGCGGCGCTGGCGTCACCCTCGCCGAAGATCGCCTTCAGAATATCGCGGTTCCGCGCGCGGCTGGCTTCGATGCCGAGAAATCCCGGCCCCAGCGTGTCCAGCCCCTTGGCAAACAGCGCATGCGCTTCTGCCCGGATGACAGCCCGCAGCTTGTCCACGTTGTGCCACGGCGCCAGTTCCCAAATATCGCGCGTCAACATCGAGATCGCGCCCCACCGCGGCCCTTTCGGGTGGCTGAGAATCTGTGTCCGCGCCCGCGCCTGTGCCGTGACAGTCAGGCGGACCAGGCGGCGTTTCCGGGCAGCTTCCTTCTCGGCTATGTCTGCCGCATCGAGCGCAGCCTGTCGCGCAGCGCTCTCGTCACTCATGGTGCTCCGGTACTGTTGTTCCAGCTCGTCGACCAGGTCGAGCAACTGGGTGCCGCGGGTATCGTCCAGCTTGCCCGCTCCGATCTTGCCGTTGACGCAGAACTTGACGCTCATCAGATCCCGCCCTCTACACAGTCGCGCAGCTCCGCTGCCGCCCGTTCATCCGCATCGGCTTCGTCCAGCAGCTCCCGCGCCTCGATGGCCCGCGGCTCGCCGGTCTCCGGGTCTTCGATCCAGACAGGGCCATCAAGGGCGTGGTCGTTGTCCTGGCCCGGCTCCGGGTTCTCGCGCTGCGCGACAATCCGTTCGACCTCCCGCGCCTGCGCCCGATCGGCACTGCCATCCGCCGCCGCGTCCGCCGTATCCGCGAACATGTCGCCGCCGGCGTTCATGCCGCTTGCGCGGTCGCCCGCGATGATGCTGCGAAAGATGTCACTGGCCGTCACCGGCTCCATATCCTCGAACAGACCCGGTCCCGCCCGGGTCAGCATCGCCTGCTCGACATAGCGGTTCAGCCTGGCCGCCATCTGTGGACGGCCGACCGCGCGGGTCAGGTTGTCATCACGGAACATGGCACGCACGATCAGGTCGCGCAGCGGCATCTCACCGCCGAAAAGATCCATCTGTGAAACCCGGTCGGTCAGCTTCACGCGCGCGCGGCGTGCCTCGACGATCAGCCGGATCGCGGCGACCAGTTCTTCGGTCACGTCCAGTCCTTCACTGATGCGTCCTGCAGTCTGCGCCTCGCGCAAGCGGGCCCACGCCGGCGCAGCATCGGCCATGGCGCCGAGCAGCCCGCGCGCCTCCGGCGACGTCTGTTCGTAGAACAGCTCGAGCAACTTCCGGTCGTCGTATGCTTTCGCCGCCAACGCGGCTTCAATGCGCGCTTCGCCGGCCTGGCTCAACCGGCCGTCCGCTGTCACCAGCTCCGCGACGTCGTTTGCCGCGACCGCGCGCTCCATGAATCGGCGCACGAACTGGCTGTTCCGGGACAGGCTGGCGTCGCCGCCTTCGTGCAGCGCCAGCATGGCATCGTCTATCGCGTCGGCATCTGCTGCCGCCCGTTCGCCCGGTGACAGCCCCGCCGTCGCCCGTTCGTTCGCTGCCTTGACGAATTCTCGGCGCTGCGCGTCCGTCAGGTTGGTACGTCGCTGCCGCACCAGCACCGGTGCCTCGAAACCGTCCAGGTTCAGCCCCTGGTCCTGCAGGAACTTCCGGTACGCCTCGGCCTCCGGACCTGTCGCCCGCTCACGGAACAGCCGCCGCAGTGCGATCGCGCGCGCATTGCCGCTCTCGACCTGCATGTCGGGCCCTATGATCGGCGCACCTGTGTCAGCGGTCGGCGACCTGCCGAGCAGTTCCGGCTGCAGTGTCCGCACCATCTGATCGATCTGCGCCCGGCTGGCCGCACGGTCGCGCTGCCGCGGTTGCAAGGTCGGGTCAAACTTCTCATTGCGCGCCAGATCATCGGCATGGCTGGTGATCAGATCCCGCGCCTCGACAACGGCATAGCCGACGTCGATCCGGCCGCCGCCAGGCACGAAGACACTGTCGCCCCCTTCCCGGGTCGCCGGCAGGGTGGCCGGCTCGACCCGCGGCAGCACGACCGGGCCATCCGAAGCGGGCGGCGCCGCAGGTTCCGACGCGGTTTCGACCGGACGGAACCGGTCCTGCCGGTCCAGATCGAACGACGCGCGCGCCGCATCCAGATCTTCCCTGTGAGACCTGGTGTCCCGGAACGAATCCGCCGCGGATGCTGCCTCCAGCTCCTGCCGGTCCAACGCCGCCATGGCGCTGTCGATTTCGGGCGGCGGATCACCAGGTCGGCCGAAAGCCCGCCGCCACGCCTTGCCCAGCAATACGGCGCCGCCGGAGAATGCGGCCGCACCGCCTGCCGCCATCGTCATGTTTTCGAGCGCCGGCCCGAAACCTGATTCAAGTCCCAGTTCCGCGCGCCGCGCCTGCACGTCCGGCTGCTGCACACCCTCGACACCGAAACCCAGCGCCGCTTCGCGCGCCATGATCCGCGCGAGACCGCCACCGCCGAAGCCAACGGGCAAGGTCGCGAGGTTGATCGGCGAGATCGTCGTCCGCAGCATCCCGCCAGCAACCCCGGCAGCGTCGGTCCAGAAGGAATCGGAAAGTCCCGCGATCCGGCTGGCGCGTGCCTCCGCCTCCAGAGCGATTTCGCGCGAGCGCGCTTCGACGCCACCGCTGTCGAGGATCCGCGACCGTTCCTGTGCCGGCACCCTGCGCCGGATCTCTTCTATGATCGGGTCCATCAGATCCGCTGCACTGCGACCCTCGGTACCGCGCGTCAGCACCTGCGGCGCGATTTCCTCGACCCATGCGTCGAAAGGGCGGCCGGTGATCGAAAGGACTGCTTCGTTCCGCTCCGCGACGGCACGGCGGTTGGTGATCGTTTCACCTTCCATGGTGTCGACCAGGCCGACCCGCTCGAACTCCGCCAGAAACGCATCGGTCGCAGTCGAAGGCAGCCCCGCAACAGGGGTCCGCCGCGCCCGGTTCATGACTTCCCGCGTGTCACTTTCCAGGAGTCCGGTCATCGCGGAGCATCCTTGCGCTGCCCGGCAAGGATCGCACGGCCGATGCCGCTCTGAGCCTTTGACAGCGACGCACGGCGATCCGCAATCCGCTGTTCCAGCGCCGCGAGATCCAGCACCACGGGCTCGCCCTCGGCGGTTACGACCGAACCGAGCACGCCGAATTTCAGCAGGTACACACCCGGCCCGATTGTCTGCAACGTGCCGCTGTCCCGCACCGCCTCCGCCGTTACCGGCTCGAGACCTGCCAGCGCGCCGTCGAGATCTTCGTCCTGCAGCCCGTCCATGAGATCTTCCAGCCGGTCTTCATCCCAGCCGCGCGGCAGGATCACGCGGGAATCGTTGAAATCGACCAACGGGCCGGTGGTCCGCTCCAGGGCCTCGTCGAACAGGTCAGGGTCGAAGGGCGCATGCAGCTCGCCGCGCTCCTCGCGCATCGCCAGATAGACATTCTCCGCCGCCTTGACGTACAGCGCCTCGGTTGCCCCCTGGCCGGCGAAGGCAGTCCCGTAGACCTTGGTCACGGATTCGCCGCGTTCGTTGGCCGATGGCAAGACGTTGTCGGCCGTCCGCCGCAGTTCCTCGCCCTTGACCATCTGCGGCCCGATTTCGGGAAACCCGGCGGCGATATATCCCTGCGCCGCGAAAATGCCCGCTCCATCCTGCCGCGCCACCCGCTGCATGACCCGCCGCGCCCGATCAGTGCCGAGGCCATCGACCATGGCGATCAGCAGCGCCGACTTGTCATCCGCGTTGGCCTGGTTCCATGCCCGAAACAGGCCGTCAGCCTCCGGATCGCTCAGAACCGCAGCGTCCGGCACCCCGAAAGCCTCGGCGTGACCGGCCACGGTTTCTGCCCGCTCGCGCCAACTGTCAGGATCTCCGAACTGAAGCGCCGGCAACTCGTGGCCCACCTTCATCAGATGGCCTACGAAATCCTTTTCGACGCTCTTGACGGTCGCAGCGATCAACTGCCGCTTCATGTCCACGACGCGCAATTCGGTCGGCGACTTGACGCCGTCCTTTGTCATCGTTTCCACGTCGCGGATCTGTTCCTGAACCGGCATCGCGCGGAAGTCCTCGCCCTCTAGCCGGATAGAGCGCGCCAGACGCAGTTCGCTCGCCGTTTCCCGTGTCAGTTCCGCCGTGTCCGACAGATCCACGTTGCCCGCTGCCGACACCCGTTCGGCATCGGCCAGAATGTCGGCTTCGTCCGGATGCCTTTCGCCAGCCAGTGCCATGGTCAGCGCCAGCCGCGCCCGATCGCGCGTCTCGATGATCCTGGCGCGGTCACGGCGGGTCTGTTCCTGATGTTCACGCCGCGCCGTCAGTTCGGCTTCGCGGTCCAGGCTTTCCACCCGCCGCCGTGCGCGATCGCGCAGCACGTTCCTGCGATCCGGATCAAGGTCGGAAAAGTCGTCAGCGACGGCAAGCGCCGCATCGGCCGCCCGCGGATCATCCGTCACCAGCCTGGTCGCCCGCGCGTCATCTACTTGCGAGAGAAATGCCCGGCCGATCTTCGTTGCCGATGCGGCATCCGGAACGAACCCGGCAACCGTGCCGTCAGAGATCAGGTCCAGGGCCTGCGCCACCAGCGCTTCGCGTTCCTCGCTGTCATCCGTCAGTGCCGCTTCGCCCGCAATCACCGCCAGACGGTTGTCGAGGTTTGTGCGCTCGTAGCCGATGCGGTTGCGCCGCACCTTCTCCGCCAATGAATTGAACGTCGGCGCCGACAGGGAATTCACGACATTGTCGAATTCCTCCCGCGCCAGTTCGGTCGTCAGCGTGTCGCCGATCCGGGTACGCATCTCGGCGACGTCCTCGCCGAAACCGGCGCGCAGCTGTTCCTCGTCGCGGCCCTCCTGATAGCGCCGCTTGATTTCACCCAGCTCTCCGACTGCCCGGGTCCGCGCGTCGGAAACCTCCGCGACCCGCTTCTGTCGGGCCAGCACGTCGATGGTTTGGAGTCCCCGATCTGCAGCGCGCGTCACGGCACTCAGATCAACGGGTTCCGGCGCCCTTGGTTGGGGCGCCGCTGGCAGTCGCAGGCTTGATTCGAAGCGTTCTATGGCCATCAGGGCACTCCTGACGGGCCGGGGTTCGACGTCCGCGTCGTTTGAACCGTGTTGCCTTTCAGTCCCTTCCAGGCGGTCACGCCGCTGATGGTCGACGACGCTGCACCGGCCAGCGCACCGAACATCGCGGTTCGGCCCTGCGCCTGAGCGTTCGCCGCATCCTGCCGCGAGATCATGGCGGAGAACCGGGCCCCGGATCTGATGGCCTGCGCATCGGCTTCCAGTGCCTGCCTGCTCTGCCGCGCCAGCACTTCCGACGAACCGGACCCGAGATCTATGCCGCGCGCGCCCAGGCTGGCGACCTGCCGCCCCATGACCTGCCGGAACTCGACGCGCGCCCGTTCTTCCTCCAGGACGCCACGGCGTTCCTCGAAGGCCGCGCGCGCGCGCAGGTTCTGAGCGTGCTCGTCTGCAGCGTTGGCCGCGCTGATGCCGCCGGCAATCGAGGCGGCTGCCGAGATTGCGGTGAACGCCATCGCGACTGTTGCAGGTTCACACATCAGTCAGAACTCGTTTGATAGACCGGCGTCAGCGCCAGCACCGTCATGGGTGCACCGGCGGACGGCAGCAGGGGGACATAGGGATCGGTGCTCCAGTCCAGATTGCAGGGCACCTCGCGGACACCCGAGACGATCTCGAGCGCCGCGCCATCGACATGACCGGAAGGGTTCAGCAGTTCATCAAGGCCCGGGTTGTTCGGATCCATCCGCACGATGCCGCCGATTGAATCCTTCAGATGCACCGCCAGCCGGATGATGTTCTTCAGCTTGTTGCCCGGCGCCCGATCGGGCACGTCCAGAACGGAAAGCGGCGCAATCTCGCCGCCGTAGTCCAGGCCGACTAGAACCTCGCTGGCCGGAATCTGCAGCTCTATCGCTCCGCCTGACACCGTCCTGGACGGCTGTGCCGCCCCGTCCGCCCAGATTGCCACCTCGCGGCCCTCAAGGTGGCCAAGACCTGTAACCGTTGTGGTCGGCGACCCGAATGATCCGCGCAAGGCGCTGTCCAGATACCAGGCGGCAGCGGCATCCGTCTTCCCCTCGCCATCCCAGGGCTGCTGGACGCACTCGATATATCGCTTGGTCACGCCCCCGACGACGCGGTCGACAATGAAGTAGACGTCCGTCCGCTTGCCATTGTCCGCCGGCACGGCAGCCACCGAGCGAAAGCTGTCACCTGACGTTGTCGACCGACCGGCAAACGCCAGGACCTGTTCGTGCTGTTCGAAGGTCATGCAGCTGCAGCTGCCGTCCTGCATGACGATCCAGAGAAGCCCGAACGGCGTTTTCGACCAGGCCATTTCCTTGATGCCGGGTTTGAAGAAATGTGCCGAGGCAATGGAAATGTCGCGCGGCGCGAAACGCTCGCTGTCCGGGTCGAAACTGATCTCGTAGAGCCCGGTGCCGTCGGCGCTCGAGAATACGGCCGTGGTGCCGATCTTCACCGGCTGCAGGCGCGCCGACCCGCGGTTCGAATGGGGCCGGATGACCGTATTGGCAGGAGTCAGCGCTTCCAGCTGGGTCGTTGCCTGACCAACATGTTCCTCGCCTTCCGTGCCGATGTGCAGCTGCACCATGTCCAGCAGCCAGTTGATGTTGTTGAAGCCCTCGGCCGACTCGGACAGCGTGAAATCCGAGGAATCGGCCTCGGTCTCGCCGGGCTGAAAGTCCGTCGGGCGACCCACCGCGGAAAACCAGATCGTGCGCGGCTGTGATTCAGTGCCGGCAACCCATATCCGCTGTTCCTTCTGGCAGATCGCCCGCGGGTTTCCGGTCGCTGTCGAGAATGCCGCCTTGTGCCAGCGATACGTGGTCTTCGACGAAATCACGCCGTCCGGCAGTTCACCGACCACGTCGGCCGTCGCCGATGTGCCGCTGGCCACCGCCGTGATCTTCACCACGCCGAAGCCGTTGTGGATGTGCCGCCAGATGACGCCACCCTGTTCCGACAGGGAATCGCCCTCGATGTGCACTGGCGGGTTCACGCCCGTGTTCGTGCCGCTGACAACCTCGTAGACCGCACCCACTGATCGCATCCGTGACCCGGCCGAAACCGTCGTGTTGCCTGTCCACTCCGGTACCGCGCTCTGGTCAACTTCGTTTAGGCGGAAGAAGCTGCCGACGTCGCCGGCAACGAACAGCGCTGCCGACGCCGTCAGAGTGATCCCGGTACCGGTCGCTGCACTGGCGCTGACGGTGAGGCTTTCGTCCAGGTTCTGTGGTGCGAAAGGTCCGTTTGCGTGCGGGAATTCCTCGATCGTCCAGCTGGTCGCGGAGTTGCGGCGCAGCTGCTGCCATTTGTGATTGCCGTCGACCAGATAGATAAAATCCGCCGTCTGCGACCACTGCAGGTTCGGAATATCGGCCGTCGCATAGGGCGAGGTGATTTCCAGCGGCGAACCGCTGCCATCATCGACCTGCGCCTGGTCACTGAAGAAACGGATATAGAGGTTCCCGAACTCCAGAACGAAGGAATCGTTGACCGAGAAGACAAAGGGAATCAGACGGACACCGCCGCTACCCTTGGTCTCGGCAATCCACCTTGTGCCTGGCGCCCGCGTGACCGCGCCGGACCTCTTGACGACGAAGTTGCGGCAGCGCCGCAGACCGATCTGGTATCGCCTGAGATCGCGCCGCGCCAGCAGTTCCGGATCAAGTTCGCCACCGGCAAAACTGGCCTGTTCCTGTGACCTGTCCGGCATGTCAGAAGTAACCTCCGCTGCGCGCGTCGGTCCAGAGGATTTCCCCCTCCTCGTCCCCCTCGAACTCGTCCAGCCAGCCTTCCTGGCTGTTGACCCGCTTCGCCTCGTGCAGCGCACTATCGTATGCCGCGCGCAGCTCCTGCAGCTTGCTTGTCGATCGCACCAGCTGCGGTGCAATGGCAATACCCAGGCGCAGCGCAAACGCCGTGACGAACAGCGCGGACCAGTCCGCGGGGCGCGTCACGCGATCGGTCGACCGGATCTTCACAGTCGTACCGAAATTGCCGTGGATCTGTGCTCCGTTCCGTTTCCAGCGCGCATAGGGATCGCGATTGACTTGGCGCACGACCAGGACCGATCCGGGCAGCGTATAGGCCGACGGAAATCCGAACGACGGCGCGGCAATATCCTTGCTCAGCGTGTGGAATCGGCTGGCAAAGCCCCAGTCGTGATCCTGCAATGCGGCGTCGCGCGCGACAGGCAGATGCAACCGGCACTGAGACGCCGCAAGCCCGCTCTGATCAAGGCTGACCAGCTGCGGGCTTTCACAGTGTGACAGCGCCAGATTGGCAACCGTCACTTCCGAATATGGGCTGGTGAGGCCGCTCATGGCGTGCCCCTTACGCGGGCGGGAAGTTGGGTTCGCTCAGGATGCGCGCGCGGTAGCGTTCCAGGGCGAACAGCACTTCATCGCGCGTCATCGTGCCCTTGAAATCCAACCGGAATTCCGGCGTCTGCGCGGAGGCGGTGGCCTGGGTGATTTCGTGCTGTTCCTCGCCGCGGTTGTAGTCGTATCGAAGGGTATCGGCCATTGCGTCGCTCCAGTCCTCGGTTCAGGAATTCCCGGCGGCAGGTCGGCCGCCGGGAACAGGTGTCCGCCTCAGTTGTTCGAGGCGTACTTGAGGACCATCGTCAGGTCGGAATCGGCACCCGCGACGGCCTTGATGCGGCAACGGATGGTCGCCAGCCCGCCCGGATCGCTCGTCATGCCCATCAGCGACCACAGCGGCTTTGCATAGTTCTGGATCGCGATGTTGGAATCGAGGACCGACGCGCTGCCGGCGTTTTCGACGTCCAGGCCATCCGTCAGCAGCTGGGTCTGCACGGTGCCGGAAATGACAGCCTCGATATCGACGGTCTTGCCGGCACCAAAGGCGTCGAAATACAGCTTCGAGTCGGGATCGATGACCGCATCGGTGGGGATCTTCGCCATCGCGTAGGTGGATTCGGCGTTGTTGGCCGTCACCACCTGGACAGTCCCCGTCACCTGGCGGACCTTGCCGCCGGAAAGCTTGGCCTCGATGCGCGTCGTATCGTCGGACGGATCGCGCACCGCATTCGAAAAAAGGGCAACCAGTGCCATTATCAGTCTCCTCTGTTGTTCGCTTGCTGTCTTCGGGAAGTCCGGGAAACGCAGGCGGGCAGCGGCGTTCAGCCACCGCCCGCCCTTGCGTCACACCGCGACGGCGACCTGCATCACCTTTTCTTCCTGAAGGCGCACGGCGCCGACCATCTGCGACATGTAGACCCGCCAGTTGAACTTCTTGGTCGAGTCCTGGCCGACCTGTGTGTTCAGCGGCAGCCATGTCCCCATCTGCATTCCGGACGGCACCCACACGGGCAGCAGCCGTTCGGTGCCTCCGGCGTTGGTCAGCAACCGTTCGGAGTGCATGAAGTTGATCTGATGGTAGCCGACCAGCCCGTCGTTCTGGTCGAACCGGAATCCCCGGATGTTCTTGTCCTGGGCCTCGTAGAGCGTGCGCAGATCCTGGAGATCGGTTGCGGACATCGCCATCCAGATCGGTTCATCGAATTCGAACTCGTTCTTCTGGTACTGGGTGATGACGGCATCGAGCTTGGCCTTGTTCATCCCCGTTGCACCTGAGGCACCGACGCTCGACAGGACCTTCTGAGTGGCCGGAAAGCTGATGGTCGTGTCACCGGCTTCCTTGCCGGCCTTCACGTCGGCAAAGAATGCCGAAATGTGCCGGTCATCCAGCTTGCGGTAGACCGCCTGGTGTCCCGCCTTCACCAGATCGCTCGTCGGGTCGGTCAGTTCCTTGACCAGATCCGTTTCGGCCAGCAGTTCACCGAACTCGATCTTCGGCTTCGGGAAGATCCAGCGGCGCTCGCGCGGGACACTGTTGATCGGCGTGTCGCCAAAGACGTCATCTTCGTCCTGCGCCTCGGCCTGGCCGTACTGTTTGACCGGCACCGCGTTCTCGCCGCGATAGCTCTGCGTCGAGAACTTGTCCATGAACCGGGACGTCTTCTGCTGCAGCAGGTGCTCGACATGCTCGGTATAGGTGGTGCCGTAGTGGAGTGTTTCGTCAGCTGTGGGCAACTCTGCCTCCTGAATTTCCGTGTTGAAGTGACGGTTTTTTCAGAAGGACTACCCGGATCGATGCCGGACCCTACCTGGCTTTTCTCGCTGCCTGGGCGTGCTGTCTTGCCAGCATGTAGCCGGACCCGGCCCGGTTTCAAAAGAAACGGGGCGACGGACTACCCGACGCCCCGGATCGTATTGCCGCACTTCGACAAATCGCAAATGATTTAATTCGCGTTTTTCGCTTTCGCCAGCAATGAGAGCTTGTTGTACCTCTCCACTGCAGCGTCATGGTCGCGATGACCGGCCGTCCGGAATGCGGCCTGGAATTCCTTGTCGTCCTTCAACGCTGCCAGCTGCTCACTGGCCTCGTCGGCGGTCATGTCGCCGCCGCCCGTCATGCCGCCGCCATCCTCGCCGAGTTCCTTGCCGAGCTTGTGCAGCGCCTTGGTCAGCGCCACACCGCCGACGACGCTTTCGAGATCCTTCAGGGCCTCGCTGTCAAACCCGAGCCAGGCGAACCCGCGCCGGGCAATATCCAGCGCGCCGTCTGTCTCACCGGGCCATTCCTGTTCCAGCGCCGCCTTATAGGCCTCCGTCTGTTCCTTCACCGACGCCATGCCGCTGGCGAAACTGCCGGCGCTGTCCTTGACGTACCAGTCATACAGCGCAGCAACAGCGTGCGGCGGTACATTGTTCTCGTGTGCCACCGCCCGGAATGCCTCCAGGCGGGCATTGTCGATCTCGAACCCTTCCGGCAGGCCCTCCGGGTTGGCCAGTTCGTATCCGTCAGGCTTCTCCGGCACGCCGAGTTCCTTCCAGCCGTCCCAGTTCTTCACGTCACCGTCCTTCACGGCGGGAAGGCTGCTCCCGACCCGCGTTGACAGCTTGTCGTAAGCCGTCACCACGTCCGCACCGGACTTGAACCCGTTCTTCTCGATCACGGCAGTCTGCGCTTCGTTCAGCCCCAGTCCTTCGTACCAGGCACCGCCCCCGCCCTCGCCTCCGCCGCCCTCGCCTCCGCCGCCCTCGCCGCCGGTCATGGTTGTGGTTGCCGGGTTTCCGTTTTCTTCAGCCATCGTGATTCTCCTGTGTCTGGAATCGCAGCAGATCTCGCTCTGCCGCCTCGATTTCTTCGGACGTCAGGTCCAGTCGGTCGCGGATATGGAACCACATGGCCTGCATTCCGCAGTTGAAAGCCGTTGTCGTGGTGTCTCCCGGTATGAACGGGGTTTCCCGGTCGAAACCGAGTCGCGCGAGATCCGCGAGCACGATGTGATTGTCGGCGAAAGCCCGCTGGTATGCTTGGCAGACCGCAACCGCACCGCGCTTGCCGTAGAGGCCGAGCACCCAGTTCAGCGCACTTGTCCTGGCCGCCATCAGGCCACGGCCTTCTGCATCTGCTGCACGATGTTCGCGCCCTGCTGTCCGACGTCGAGTGCCGCTTGCTGCTGTTCTCGTTCCGCCCGCGCCTTGCGACGCTGCGCGACGACGTCGTCGCCCAGGATCAGGTCTGGCGGCGCACCGCGGCCCTCGCGCATGTGCCGCACGAACGCGTCGCCGTTGAACAGATCCGCAGCGGCCGGGTCCAGTTCCGTCGCCCGCAGGATATCCTCGACCAGCCGCGCGCTCGACGATGCCTGCGCCGACTTCATCGCCTGGTGCAACGCGCTCTGGAAGGTGACAACCAGCGGCTGTTGCTGCAGTTCCGGCGGCGGCGGCGGCAGCTGACCGTTCCGAACGCCCATATCGACCCGCCGCGCGACCGACTTGGCCGCAAAATGCTGATTGATCAGCGTGGCATGGGGCGCCATCAGCCGCATGCGTTCTTCCTGCCGGTCAAGCACTTCCGTTGCCGTCATGCCGCTGCGCCCGACGAGCTGCAGCAGGGAGAAATAGAACGCATCCTTGATCTGTTCGCGGGTGTCCTGCATCAGCTCCAATGGGATATCGGCGCGGTGACCGGTATAGAGCGGCTTCACAAGCGGATTGCCGCGCTTGTCCAGCCCGCCGACCGTCACGCCGCCCGGTGTGGTGCGCAGCGTCTGCAGGGAATCCTTGTCGACTGCCAGCAAGGACGGGTTGGCCGCCCGCTGCCCGGCCTCCAGCTGGGTTTTCTTCATGGCCTGAAGCATCCGGACGTCGGACAACGCCCGATGCCCCTGGCCGATCCCCCATGGCGTATCGTTCTCGCGCGACCAGCGCAGCACGTACCAGGGGAACCGCCAGAATCCGCCCATGTAAAGCCGTGTCTCGGACTCGGCCCAAACGTGATGAGACAGCACCGGCATTCCTGCGGGCCCGAGTTTCCCCGGCTTCCAGTCCGGGTTCATGTAGGTGCCGTGATAGACCCGCGATCTGCGTTCCGGGTACTTCCGCGCCAGTTCGGCCAGCTTCTCCGGAACCTTTCCGGCGCGCGGCATGTAGTATCCGACCATCTGGCTGTAGGTCGGGCGGAAACAGCGGATCAGCGTTTCCACCTCGTCATAGGAATCTTCCTCGAACACGATCTCGCGGATCGGCCGGCAGCGGGAAAAGACACCCCGCCCCGGAATCTCTTCCTCGAAGAACACGCCAGTCCCGAAACCAGCCGCGTCACGGAACAGCGGCGGAACTGCCGCATAGAAGTTGGACACCGCCGGCCCATAGCTCTGCACGGCCCACGACTCGACCAGCTGGACGTATTGCTTGACCCGTTCGATATTCATCAGACCTGGATCAGGATGCGATAGCGAAAACCAGCGTTGTGCTTCGTTTGTCGTGGTTCCGTACAGGCCGGCGGTGAGATTGTCGAGCGCCGTGATCCCGGTTGAATCAAACAGCTTCAGCATTCGATTGCGACCGGGTGTGGTTTCCGTAGAGAAGTCCCCACGCCACGGGCTCAACAGTGACGCAATCAGGTTGAAAATCGGCTCATGCTCTGCGCGATCGCGCAGCAGTCGATTGTAGACGCCAATCAGATGCTTGTCGGACCACGCCATTCTGTCATTCCCCCAATGCGGCGCGCTGGATCAGCGGTACCGCCTGCACACCCTGCGAGCTCGTCAGGATCTGAGAGGCGATGCCACCCCGGCGCCGCCGCCGCACCTCGGCATCCTGTGCCCGGCGATTGTCTTCCGAATTGACCGAACTGATCCGCGGAGCGGCAATCGCATCCTGCTTCCCACCACCGAACATGCACATCAGATCGCCTCCAGTTCAGATCGCAGCCAGACAAATTCCTGATAGTCCTCGCGATTTCGCCCAATCGCCGCCCGGATACCCTCGGACCTGGCCCCGCAGTACCTGACGAAACGCTCCGCCGACCGGTGGCCGCAAAGAACCTTGCATTCAAGCCGGTGCAGATCCGTGTTTCGGAACAGGTGCCAGCGCACGTGCTCCCTGATCCAGAAGACGGTCGCCGCGGCGATCCGGGAAAATTCCGGTGTTGCGAAAAGCCCCACCGTTGCGACGCCTGGATGGCGCGGAACAACGCCGAACACGGCGACGGCCGGACCCGCTTCGTGCGTGCGAAGGATGTTGAAAAGCGTGAACTGCCGCCTCAGCGCGTAGATCTCCATGGCCAGATCCATGGCGCTGTCATATTCGCGCAGGGCGAAGATTTCGCGGCGATCCCATTCCCGCATGTTCCGGCAGACCTCGATAACCGACGACATGTTGAAGCCGTCGCAGAATAGTCCGCCGGGGGGAATGGCGTCAGAACGCGAGAGGATCATATTCATCCTCCACGATCAAGTCTTGAGGCGGCCGCACGTTGGACCGTTCCGACAGCACGGTGATTTCCGCATCGTCGGACAGCAGTCCGTATTGCAGGGCCTCGACCGGATGCGAATAGTTGTTCTTCAGCCTGCTGCTGGCACTGTTCTCGCTTGTGACCCGCGCGGTCTGGTAGCCAAAAGCGAGTCCCTCAATCACGTTGTTGCACGAAGGATCAATGAGCACCGACGGTTGCCCGTTGATGTTGCTGGTCAGACGGGTTTCGATGGCCTGGTCGCGGATCACCAACCGGTTTTCACCCCGCGCCGACTGCGACGGGATACCTGTCAGCTTCTCGAATTCTTCCATCCAGGTTGCTTCTTCGCCGGTCTCTGTGACCCCCGGCTGCGCCGACGCGAAATCGTTTGAGGGGTCATGCCACGCACCTTCCGGTGGCATGAGCCGGGTTCCGCCGTACCTCTCCTGCAGGTCTTTCATGACCTGCAGGCTGAACGCATCGACACCGACATTCTCGCCGATGATTTCTCCCAGCACCCACACCCGACCATCAGGATGAAACTGCAGGATCACGACGGCCGGTGTGCGTCCCCCGTCGACGCCAAGACGCAACGCAAGCCTCGGATGCGGAGCGATTTTCACTTTCGAAACATGGAACTCGGAGTTGATCAAGTCGCCGTATATCGCCTTGGAATTGGACGGATATCCGGGACGGTTGTGAACCATCCGGCTGACCTGCCTTGTGTCAGTCGTCACCGCCATCTGTCGGAGATAGTATTCACGCCCGCCCGGCAGGTTCTCCAGGTTCTCTGCACCCGGGTCCATGCCGCCCGGCTGAATGTAGCAGGCCACGTCCGGGTTATCGCTCTTGACGAAATACTGGTAGGCCCAGTTGGTCACGACAGGCATGTTCATGTCGCCCCACAGCTGCGGCGGCGGCTTCTCGCCCCAGCTTGCCGGCGGAAACCTGCCGAGACGGCCGTACAGCGCTTCGACAAGTTCCTTTCGTTCCGTGTCGATCTCGTTGATCCAGCCATCGGTAGCCTCGAAACCTCGCAACGCGTCCTCGATGCTGGTGTCCTGCGGAATGGATATGAAATCGGCCTGCATGATGACCGGGCCCTTGCCGTCATTGAACGAGATCACATGCGTCGCCGGCTGATTCTGCCCGCCTTGCCATTCACCGACCTTGTCGGGCGGCAGGATCTGCTGCCATGACCGAACTGATGTTCGCCATAGCGTCCGGTAGTCCTGGCGGAACACGGCCAGCCGGTAGTATCTGGCGCCATCTGCAGGGTTCCGCGGCATCAGGGTCGCCCGGTAGATCGCCCGCTGAACACTGGTGTAGGTCTTTCCGGACCCGACCGGACCGATGATCGCCGCCAGCAGCGCATTCGTCCAGAAATAGGCGTTCGACACCGGACCCGTCGTCTTGAGGTTGATCTCTACCCCACGCCCCATTGCGAGGCCCCTAGTTTTCCTCGCGCTCACTGTGCCTCTCCTGAATCGCCGACGACTGAAAAATCCTCACACAGACCCGCAGGAAGGCGTGAGGCCGAGGCCCCCCCCCGGTGCCTCTTTTCCGAAGCCCTGCAGCTGGTCGGCGGTTTCGGCGGAGGCGCGGCGCTGCCAGCTGCCGCTGGCCGCTGCCGGGCAGAACGAACGACAGCGGAGAGGAAGTCCGCCGGTCTGCTGTAGAAAGTGTGAGCAATATCAATCATTTAGTTGTTTCTTCCAACCTGTTGGTTTCCAACGCTGTTGCCATCTTTCGGCTAAGTCCTTGAATTTGCTCATCTTCCATTTCTGGCGTCACAGTCGCCCAAGTCGTCTCTACCGCATCCGAAACCCTGCCGGGTTCGTGTCCAGGTTCCGGCGGCGCACCGACCGAGAAGCTGATGGCGACCTGTCCGCCTACATCGACCTGCGCTGAAATCGGCATCGGCGAATGCCGGTATCGCGCGACCTCGCGGCAGCAGCCGAGCCAGAACGCGCAAGCCTTCTCGATGCTGTCGAATCCCCAACTCATCAGCGCTAACGGGTGCATCTCCGCGATCTGCGACATGCCTACCAGCGGCGACCGGAACCGGGCGTTCAGGTAGTCCGCCCATTCGGTCGTCGTCTTGTTCTTCGCACCCGGTGGCCGTCCTGGCCCCGATCTTTTCGCCCCGATCTCGTCCGGTTCCGGCGGCTCGGCGAACGCGAACGACACCTGCTCGCCGCCGGTCGTTTCGTCATCGCCCGCGTCCTGCCCGGCGACCACGCCTTGCAGCGCAGCGGCCATGCCAGACAGCCCGGCGGGCGGCTTCGGTGCGTCCTTAGACATAATATCCACCCAATATTTTAATGATTTCAGTCTGTTGCAAAAAAAGCGGCATAGATTGCGCATTTTCTTCTTGATAAATGGGAAATGGTCGCCCATTTATGAATTGTCGGTTCGGCATGATCCGGCACCCTGACCACACCGGAGACAACGCACGATGCTTCACCAGTACTCCCCACAGCGGCAGCGCCGCGCCGTGATCCGCAACAGGTCCGTTGCGGTCGGAACCATCCCCATTGGCACGATCTTTACGCACCCGCTGAACGGTCGCCGCCACATCGTCACCGCTTGGCTGCCGCGCGAAATCGGGGCCGCTCGGCGCACGGCGGCTGGCCAGTACGAGAACACGTTCGTTGCCCGTGGCGGGCATCTGGCAACCGTTCGCAAGCTGGCGGACGGCAGGACGCAAACCCTTGCGGATCACCACATTCTCCGCGCCTTGGCGGACGACTGAACCCAACAGAAGGACGAGACAATGAAGCTTTTCACGAAGGCACAAGAAACCACGTTGCGCACGAACTGGACACGCAACGCCGAGCATGAAGAACGCACCGGGAAGGCGCGCGAATGCCGACCTGTCGTCAAGCTGTTCTGCCCGTGGGGCGCGGCTACGTGGCTGATTTCTGAAATGAACCCGACCAACCCCGATGTGCTGTTCGGTCTCTGTGACCTTGGCCACGGTGAACCGGAACTCGGCTACGTCTCCCGCAAGGAACTGGAGGCACTGCGCGGCCCCGGACTTCTCCGCATCGAGCGCGACTACTGGTTCACGCCCGACCGCTACCTGAGCGCCTATGCCACCGACGCCGCCAGAGAACGCCGCATCGTCGCCTGAACCCTCTCCATTCATCCACCCGAAGGAACCCGAACCATGACTGACACCGTGACACTGACCACTGCGCAGGCTTGGGCACTGGTCAACGCCGTCGCCGTCTTGGACAGCGCCGTCGCCACCGTCCGCACCGCCGACGACCCGCGCCTGACCGAGTTCGAGTTGGCCGAGGTATCGATAACGCTCGACGCCTCCGCCGCTGCCGCCGACTACCTGCACGAACTGCTGGTCCAGTCCGACGCATGACGCATCACAGGCCAGCCGGATAGCAACGGCTGGCCCATCGTGCGCCCTGCACGGAACCGGACAGCATGAAGGGAAATTAACATGTCCAAGATAACCGCAATCACCCTCGATCAGCTCGAAGTCGATGCCATGAACGCCCGCGTCTGCGAGGCTGACACCGACCTCGAGCAGCTGATGGCCTCGATCCGATCCCATGGCCTTATCCAGCCGCTCACCGTGCGCAAGCATGGCAATACCTGGGCGGTGACAGCCGGACAGCGCCGCCTGCTGGCACTGGAGCGGATCGCGCTGCAGGACGGCACCGACCCGGCAACGGTCGTGGTCTCCTGCCAGATCACCGAGCATGACGACGGCACCGCCCGCGAAATCTCGCTGGCCGAGAACATCACCCAGCTGCCGATGAACCCGGTTGACCAGTTCGAGGCATTCACCGCGCTTGTCGTGGCCGGATACGCCCCCGAAGCCATCGCCAAGCGGTTCGGAACCGAGACCCGCTACATCAACCAGCGCCTCGCCCTTGCTGGCCTCGCCGAACCGCTGCGCGAAGCCCTGCGCATCGGTCGCCTGACCATGGAACAGGCCAAGGCGTTCACCACTGCCACGAACGTCGGTGAACAGGTCGATCTGATCGAGGAATGGGGAGGCATCGACCGGGCTTGCCAGCAAACCGAACACGTCATCCGGTTTGCCTTGGCGAAACACGACCTCAGCCCCACCTCGCCGATCGCGCGGATCGCAACAGAGCAGGCGTATCTCGACGCTGGCGGAACCATCCGCGCGGACTTGTTCAGCAACCGGGAACAGACATGGCTCGACAGGAAAATCGCTATCACCCTCGCACGTAACACCATGGAAGAAATTGCCGCCGAGATTTGCCAGGCGGAGGGTTGGGGATGGTCCGAAGTCCGGTTCGCCACCGAGGACCAAAACGACGAGAAACGCGCCTATCCTGACCACGGCCCGCTGCCGGACGAAGAACAGGAGGCAATCGACAAGCTCGAGCAGGAGAGGAACGACCTGCAAGAGAACTGGTCCGAATGGACAGAGAGGCACGACGCCAAGGATCGCGAAATAAGCGTCCAGATCGACGCCATCGAAACCCGCAACATGCGCTGGACGGACGACGAAGGGAACGACATGCGCCCGCGCCTTGGTATCATCGTGCGCGAACTGCAACACCATGCCCACGACAAGACCGGGCGCGGCTATGTCGTCGAGCGTGGCTGGTGGAAGCCCAAGGATTACGCTGCCATGATGGCCGCGAAGATGGCAGCGGATCAGAAGCGCGGCACCGGCACTGACCACCCGGCACTGTCCAGCGCACCGCCCGCCGCCAGCGTCACCGATCACGGCGAGGAACCCGAAGAAACCGGATTGACGGACTACAAGGCGCACGTCATCGCGCAACTCCTGGACGACCACGCCCTCGCCGTGAAAATGGCAATCGCCGAAAACCACGCCCTCGCATATGACGTGATGCTGGCCACCATCATCTGCGAGATCAGGCCCGGTTATTGCGCAGCGCCCATGCACTTGAACGGCAATCTGCACCACAGCCCGCGCGGCGAGACCTTCCGCGAACTCAACGACACGGCCAGCACTGCCGCACTCGCTGTTGACGGATCGACCTTCTCTGATGTGCTCGCGACCGTTCGCACCATGCAGCAGCACGACAAGGCGGCACTGCTGGCGAAGCTGGTCGCTACAATGTTGAAATCCGGCAACAGCATCGACCAGCACACCGGTTCGACTATGCCGCATCTCGTGTCCCAACTGGCAGACGCGGCTGACGTGGACATGCGCGACCACTGGCAGGCCGACACCGACTGGCTGCAGCATCTGACGAAGGCGCAACTGGCAGACGCGGCGTTGAGCGTCGGTGCCGTCAAGGCGGCGGACGTGATCCGGAAAACAACACACGACAATTCCGTCGCCCGCGCCGCACGGGAACTCGATGGCAAACGCTGGTTGCCTGCCGTCCTGCGCGGTGCGGCCTACCGGCGCGACCAGTGGATGACCGACACCGCACCCGAGGCGGAGGCACCCGAGGCGGAGGCACCCGAGGCGGAGGCACCCGAGGCGGAGGCACCCGAGGCGGAGGCACCCGAGGCGGAGGCACCCGAG